CGGGGTGCAGGTACACGCGGCCACCGGGAATGATCTCCGCCGCGACCTGGTCCTGAATGAACGCATCGACCTTGCGCACCTCCTGCTCCATAAAGCTCTTGGTCAGGTTCTGCGCCATGGCCTTCTGCGACGCGCCGACGATCTTGCGGCCGATGGCGTCCTCCAGGCCCACGTGCGAGACAAACTCGCCGGTCACCGTGCGGTTGCCGATCAGCGAGAACCCGCCCATCGAGGTGCGCGCGTAGTAGCTGATGCCGTAGCGGTTGAGCAGGTCGCCGTCAGTGGTTTTATCAAGAATGTTGTAGTCAACATGCCGCGACACGCCCTGAATCAGCACGCCCTGGTTGCCGGGACTTTCCCACGGCTGCACAGCCGCCAACGCGCCGATCGCATGCACCGAGGGCGCAACGAACACGTTGCCCTGCGCCGCGCGCGAGTAAACTTCGCACATCTGATACGCCACGTAGCAGCGGCGGTAGCCGGTGCCCTCGCCGCCCAGCGTCTCGCTGAACTCAACCGCCTCGCTGATCTGAACGTCAGGCCCATCGATCACAAAGCGGCAGTAGATGCGGCGAGCCAGCGTGGCCAGCGCATCGCTGACCGCTTTCTCGTCGGAGTAACCCGGCGCGCCGATGATCGTCGGCACCTCCGCACAGCCTGCCAGGGCGGCGATACCCAGCGGCTGGCCAGACGCAGGATCCACACCGCCCACCACGTTACCCGTGGTCGCTTCCGGCAGCTCGCCCTCTTCCACCACCACCACGTAAACCGGCACGCTGGCTTTCTTGAGGATCTCGCTTACCGCATGCCAGCCGGTGCCGCCTTCATCGCCGGTGGTGTCCAGCAGTTGCGCCTGGGTCATGTTGGCAATGCGGAACGGTACGTTTAACGGCACGCTGGGGTCACGATCCGGCGCAGTGACCACCAGCCCCACCACGTTAGGGCCAAGCGGCCCCATCGGCGCAGGCGGGCGATTCGTCTCCAGCGTGATGCCGTTATGCTCAAAGTTTGGAATCTCAGCCATCATTGTGCCTTTTGCTTGGCAGCGGGCTTAGCGACCGCCTGAGTGGTAGTTTTCGCGCGAATGCGTTCGGCACGCAGCAGCGCACGCGCTTCAACGGGCAGCAGGTCGACCTCCTGCCCTTTCGTCGTCCAGCCGCCCTGGTAGGGGAAGGCAACCAGCACCTCGTAGGTGGTGCGTTGTGGTTTTTGCTTGGCCATAAGGCTTTCTCCAGGCACAAAAAAACCGCCTGTAGGCGGGTCGGTGTAGCGGGTAGCGTTGCGGCTAGCTGAGCAGCGGGCAGTAGCGGGACAGCCAGGCAATCAGCCAGCAGGCCAGCAGCGGCGACAGCACATCGAGTACTGAGTCAGGCGTCCAGCCGCGCCAAAAACCTTCATGCCAGCGCACCGGCTTCGGCCCGCCCCACTTCCAGCCGCGAAACACCGCCAAGCGGTATTCGTGCTGAGCGATCTCACGGCCCAGGAACACCGCCACCGCTACCGCACCGGCAGCCCATAGGCCAATGAACGGGTAAAGCGCAAACTGGATCAGCAGCGCAATTAGCGCGTGTTCAAGATGGGTTCGGTTCATAGCGCGCCCTCTTGCGGCCGGTACTGGTTAAGCTGCTCAATCGCCGCCTGGGCCGCTGCCTCGGCTTGCTCAATCGTTTCGGCGCGGCTAACCGCCGCTTTGCCCCCCAGCCGTAGCTGGCGGATCTCGCGCAATGCGGTTTCCCAGGCCTCGGCGGTGGCGACGATCTCGGTGGCGGCCGCTTCGGCGCCTACCTCAAACATGGCCATGTGGTCTTCCACGCTGGATGGGATCGCGTTGGCGTCTTTGCCGTTGTCTAGCCAGGCCTGTGCTTCCTGTTTGGCGAGCAGATACTCCTGATCGATGTAGCTGCCTGGGGAGACGAAAGAGGCGCGGGCGTTGCCGGCGGCGGTGTCGATGTCGGATGCCAGCTCAATAGATAGCGCATTCCGCAACACGGATTCGGGCACCCCGACTTTAATGGCATGATCCATGCTGAAGTTCAGATATTTCTTGCCTTGATAAACAAACGTTACTTCTCTCATCACTAGCTCCTTTATGAAACGAGGTTCATATCTGAAACAATCAGGCGCTTATCTGTTGCTATCAGCGCAGATGCATCACGGAACACGACCGCTTTGTTCTTCACTTCATCACTAGAAAACGTCGTGTTACTGGCGATGAAGACGGCAAAGTTGTTCGTGATTTCCATCAGCTTCATTCCGCCCACTGCGCCACCTGTCTCTGCATAGGACTTCTCGATAAACAAGGAGAGATCACACGCTCTGAAACGCACATACATATTGGGTGCCAGGGCAGAGCTGGCATTGGTTTGGATGGCACTGTTCCTGCTGGTTCTGAAATTAAACCCATCACTGGCGGCGGATGTGTCTATGTCGAATTGAATCTCTTGGAACGACAGGCTCACATTTTTCCAGCGGTGCAGTGATCCGAAGCGATGATAGCCTTCTGCATCTGTATAGAGCGTGAAGACTATCTTCGGAACCCTGTCCCCATACCCTCTGATCCAGACGTTCTGGTTGTAGTTAAACGTGTGATCCGCTGCGACTATCAGGTCATTCATAAGCTCTATGACAACGACCGAGCCTGCGACCATTTCTCGTTCGATCGCTAGTAGCGTTTTCTTGGCGGTGTTCGTAGTTCGGCCGTCATTGCTATCGTTGCCAGCCATCGGGTCTAAATAGAACCGCGAATAGGCTTTTTCATTGATAGTGCGCGGAACACTCGTGACTGCTTCGTCGACCTTCTGATCGATCTGGTTCATCTTCCCAGCCACTTGGCTGGTGAGGCTGTTGGCGGCGCTGACAAGCGCGGCGATTTGGCTTTCTAAACTCATCGGTGTTTACTCCGGTGTGGCCGCGCTGATCGTGGCAGCGCCTTGGGTGAATGCGTCGGTGAGCTGCGCCAGGGCGTTTTCCAGCTCGGCTTTAGTGGCCTTCGCTGCCAGCGCCGTGGTCACCGTGCTGGCAAAATCCGGGTCGTTGTTTAGCGCGTTGGCCAACTCGACCAGGGTATCCAGCGCCTCCGGCGCGCTGCCGATCAGCGACTGGATGCGCGCCTCGATCTCAGCGGGCGTGAGCGTTTCGCTCTTGTTGGCTTTCAGCGCTAAGCCGTCCGCTAGCTCGGTTTTACTGGCCTTGTTGCGCAGCTTGCCGTCGATGGTGCCCAGCAGGTTATTCACCGCCGTCAGCATCGTCTCAATCGTGGTGGGTAGTGCCATGGTGGCCTCTATTCCTCATTAACGCCGATGGCTCCGGCGTGGTATTCAAATGCGTTTTGGAGTGAGCGTATCAGCGTGTTAACGCTCTCAACGGCTCCCGTTGCCGCCTCTTGGGCGGTAGCCGCTGCCAGTCCGGCAGTATCTGCTGATTCGCGGGCAGCGGCTGCATCGGCGCTGGTCTGCTCGACCCGCTGCAGCACGTTACCGCTCAGCGTGCCCGCTGGGCCTTGGTAGCCGAACGTCAGTACCTGCAGGCGCGGCGCGGCGGGCTGTCGAACCTCTACCACCGTATCGCCCAGGCGCACGGTGACGATCCGCTCAACCGGCACCGTGACCACCACCCGCTGGCTACTCATTGGCAACACCAGGCGTTAGCGTGGCCTTGCCCCGCAGCAGACTGTAAACATCGCCACTGGGGAACGTGATGCGCAGCTCATAGCGGGCGTTTTTCCAAGCGTCCGAGAGCTGCTCGGCGGTCTGCTCAGGCGCAACGCGGATGCTGATCGTGCCGGTGGCCACGTCGATCTCGATGCCGCCGTTTTGCGTGGTGCATTCCACCAGGGCGCGGCGGGAATCCTCCGGCACAATCACAAAGCGCGCCGTGCAGCCGGTCATATCAATCGGCGTGCGCGCCTCGTCGTCCGTTGCCCACTCGGTAGAAAACGCCAGCGTGGTGCCCTCGATCAGGGCAAGCGTGGGTGCAGTGGCCATCGTGTCTCCTAGTGCTGTTTTTCCAGCTCCATCACGCGAAACAGCAGGTCGGTCTGGCGTGCCATGTTGCTAATCGTGGCCGCGCCCACCGTGGCTAGCTCAGCGGCCATGAGAAGGTTGACGTTAGGCACGCCCACATTGACCGTCACGCTCTCGCTGGGCAGCGGCGTCAAATCCAGCGTGAAGCGCTGCAGCCAGTGCGAGTACTGGCTCTTATACGTCAGCGTGGTATTCGGTGCGGAAAACACAGCCAGCAGCGTGCCGCTGGCTAGGTAAAAACCAACTTCGCCAACCTCGTACTCTTTGTCGCTATCAAATCGCGCCGCTAGCCGAATTTGAGTCGGACCAATATCCTCATAGTCGGCAACCAGAACTCGATCACGCTCATTGCGTAGGCGTGTTTGTGAGTG